CTCTTGAGATGCAGATGATGCGTGAGAAAGAGGCTGCTAAGTTGATGCTTGAGCGTGAGAAACAACAGGCTTACTTTGCTATGAAGCAACAAGAGTTTGAAGCAGAAGCACAATTGAAAGCAATGAAAATTGGTGCTGGCATTACATCTAACGTAGAGATTAAGGGTTAATCATGGCTGCACCAAGAGTAATGAGTGATGCTGAGTTATTCCAAATGACTGGTGATTGGAACGCAGCAGCAGCTTTGCGTGACCAACAAAACCAAGCATTGAATGAATATAACTGGTCACAATCTGCACCAAGTAATGTGCTGAGTGGCAATATCTTGGCAGGTGCTAGTTGGAACAGCGCAAATACAGCTTTACAAGATGCTTTAACTCAGGCTACTGGTCAGCAAACATCTAACTACGCTGTTGGTGGTTCTACTACTGCTGATACGCTTAACCAACTCAATACATTTATTGATAATGGTGGTAGCTTTGACCCTAATGCTACTGTCTTCTTGCAAGCAGGTGGTGTTGACTTTATCCAAGGTGTAGATAAAGACGTTGTTAAAAACAACCTAAACCAGATTATTAAAACTTTGGGTGACCAAGGTGTTAATGTTGTTTTGACTGGCTCGCCTTACGCTGCTTCTGTGCAAGATGTAGTTAACAACAACTTTAAGCCTGAAGTTGACCAGATTTTCAAAGATGTAGCTAAAGCCAACTCTAATGTTGCTTTGGTTGGCACACAGGGTGAGATTCTGCAAAACAAGAAGTTGTTAGTGGATGCTCTGCACACAAATGCTGAAGGCACAGCAATCTATAACCAATCTGTTATTGATGCTTTGTCTCAGTTTAAGAATGAAGTGCCATCTAGCACTCCACAAGCTATTGCACAAGTACAAAAGACAAGTGCAATTCCTACTGCTCGTGGTACTGTTATCGAAGGCGACAACATTGACCAGCAGATTGCTAATTTGCCTGAGTTGATGTACCAAACTCGTACCAATCCAAACAACCCTGCTATTTGGGAAACATACAATCCTAAAACTGGTGAGATTGTTGATACAGGTACTTTTGCAGGTGGTGGTGACCAAGGCTTGTTAAGAGCAGCAGCCCCTGTTATTGGTTTGGCTGCATCTACTGTTGGTTTGCCGTTTATTCAAAATCTGCTTACAACAACATTTCCAACTCTTACTGGTTCTACATTGGCTGGTGCTACAGGCGCAACCATTGGTGCAAGTACGCAAGCAGTAACTGGTGGTAGTGCAGAGGATATTGCTCGTGCTGCTTTGATTGGTGGTGCTGGTGGTTATTTGGGTAGTGAAGCAAAAAACTTCATTAACTCTATGGATGTTCCTGTTGACTTTACCAACATGACACCAGAGCAGATTGCAGATGCCACAGAAACGAACTTTATCAATGATGCAAAACGAGCAGGTTTGTCTAATGCTCAGATAAACGATTTCATTAACAATGCTGGTGGGTCATCAATATTTACACCAACTGCTGTATCTACTCCAGTTACAGATGGTGGTGCAGTAAATGTTACTGCTCAAAATACGCCATCATTGAGCAATGTATTAAGCACTATTGCTTCTACTACTCCAACAGTTAATGTTTCTGCACCTAAAACACAAGTTGACCAAGCAACATTAAATTTAATCAACAGTCAATTAGCTTCTAATGTAAAAACACCTGCTAATTTGGCTAATGTGGAAGTAACAGGTAATAGACCAGCAACGACACAAGAAGTAATTAACGCTATTACAGCGTCTTTGCCTAATGTGCCATCAGTAAATGTTCCAACTCAAACAGTTGTTGCTGAAAAACCAACATCAATTGGTAGTACTTTGGCAGCATTGCCATCGACATTAGTATCCACTCCAGCATCTACTACAACCACAAAAACAAAAGAAACTGACCCTATTAAGGTTGCTCAATTAGCTTTGTCTGCTGCTGGCTTGCTTGGTGCAGGTGCTGCTTTGTCAAACACAAACGCACCAACTGGCTTTGAAGTTGTGCCTATTCCTGAAGGCTGGAAAACTCCTCCAAAACCAAGTGTTGCGCCATTTACACAGTTGCCTCCAATTGACTTTGGCAATCGTAATCTGTTGATTGGTACTCAATGGGAGAAGTTCCTAGACCCGAACTATGGTCAAGTTCCAGCACCTGTGCAATACTCACAGCCATCAAACCTGAGTTATAGCGATTTGATGGGCATTTTGGGTAACAAGCAAGGTATGCCATCAGCTAGTAGCTTGAGCATCAACGACATTATTTCTGGAATACAAAACCAATATGGACAAGCACCTGCTCGCACAATGGGCTAAAAACTTACTAAATGATGACTTTTTCAAAGAAGTATTAGATAATTTGAAAAAAGAGCAGATTAGTGTAATAATTAACACAAGTGCGGAAGAATGTGATAGGCGTGAAGACGCTTACAGGCACATAAAGACATTAGAACTAATTACAGGACACCTAGAAGGCTTAGCCTCGGAAACTGTGATTAGAGAGAAGAAGTGGAAAATTCTGTAAGGGAAACCTTACCCTCCGTCTAGAAGGTGTCTAGCGATTTTTGAGATGACACATGGAAAACACCAACCCACAAGGGAGTGAAAGCCTAAATGTAAACCAAGCCGCTTCAGCGTTTGAGGGACTGATGGGTGATTCTGACGAAGCCGAACAAGGCCAATCTGAGGAACAAACAGAAGAACTGCAAGCATCTGATGAAGTTGAGTATTCTGAGGAGGAATCCGAGGAAGAACAACCAAAGCCTCGATATAAAGTCAAGGCATCTGGTGAAGAAGTTGAGGTAGAACTTGACGAACTCATCAAAGGTTATCAACAAGGTACTGATTACACTAAAAAGTCTCAGGCTTTAGCTGAACAACGCAAAGCTGTAGAAGCAGAGCGTATTCATTTAGAGCAGGTTAAACAAGAACGACAGGCATATGCCCAGAAGTTGCAAGCATTGGATAGCTTCCTAACGCAGCAAAATAAGGGTGTGGACTTAGATGTTCTAAAGGAAACAGACCCTATCGGTTATGCGGTAGCGGTAGCAGAACAGAGCCAGCGTGAGAAACAGTTAGCAGTAGTTAGGCAAGAACAGCAACGCATTGCACAACAGCAACAAGCCGAGCAACAAGCCTCTCTGCAAAACCATCTCCGTCAAGAATCTGAAAAGCTAGTTGGTCTGATTCCTGAGTTGGCTACGCCACAGGGTGATGCGATTCGGAAACAAATCCGTGATTATGCGAAGTCTGTTGGGTGGACTGACCAAGAACTCAGTTCCGTTTATGACTCTCGTGCTGTGGTGAGTTTGTATAAGGCAATGAAGTATGAGCAACTTCAAAAGAGCAAGCCTGAAGTAACCAAGAAACTTCAAGCTGCCCCTAAGATGATGCGTTCTGGGACTTCTGCACCTCCTACAAAATCGTCACAAGATAAACAGGTTATGCAAAGGTTGCGTGAAACTGGCAAAGTCCAAGACGCTGCTAAAGCATTTGAACGATTCTTTTAAATTTGGAGTATTAACATGGCTACATATCAAACATATACCGCTATCGGTATGCGCGAAGACCTCTCTGATGTAATCTATAACATCAGCCCCACAGACACACCTTTCATGTCTTCCATTGGCAAGACAAAGGCTACTGCTGTTTATCACGAATGGCAAACAGATAGTCTTGCCGCCAGCGTTTTGACGAACTACGCAGTCGAAGGGGCCACAGCGTCTGACGCTACTATGTCTCCAACAACTCGTGTTGGCAACCGCACTCAGATTGCACAGAAAACAATCAAGATTTCTGGCACTTTGCAGAGCGTGGACAAGGCTGGCCGCAAGTCAGAAAAAGCCTATCAACTTGCGAAAGCATCGGCCGAAATTAAGCGTGACATGGAAACATCATTGTTGAGCAACCAGATTGCCGCCAATGGTGACTCTACTACTGCTCGTAAATTGGGCGGTCTGCAAGCATGGTTGAACAGCAACTATGATGGTGGTACTGATGGTGTTGCTGGTAACTTGGGTACAACTGCTCGTACCAACGGCACAAACCGCACTTTCACAGAAGACATTTTGAAAGTCGTTATCAAAGAAGTGTACGCTTCTGGTGGCAATCCAAAAGTGTTGATGGTCAACCCTGCGCACAAGCAATTGGTTTCAGCTTTTGCTGGTATCGCTGCACAGCGTTTCATGGCCCCATCTAACACCCCTACCACTATCGTGGCCGCGGCCGATGTATACATGAGCGACTTCGGCACGATTTCTGTGGTTCCCAACCGTTTCATGACTTCTACCAACTCATGCGATGACACAGCGTTTATCGTTGACCCTGACATGGCTGCTGTTGCTTACTTGCGTCCTTTCCAGACCAACGAGTTGGCTGTGACTGGTGACAATGAGTCCACACAGTTGTTGGCTGAGTACACCTTGGAAGTTAAAAACCAAGCTGCTCACGGCATTTTGGCTGACTTGACACCTTAATCTAAGGTAACCCCGAAAAATGCCTCAGACTTAAACCTCTGGGGCATTTTCTTTTCTACTCAAACTGATAGAATTGGTATATGGAAAAGATTAGAGAAACTGCTGTTCATGCCGATGGTGAAGGTGGCATCATCATTCAAACTCGTCAAGATGTTTCTGCCATTGTTGAGCAGAACAAAAAGGAATATAACTCCTTTGATGAGCGAGCAAGATGGTCTGATAATTTGTTTGGCAATAAGGTTGCGTCTATTCCATTGACTGTTATTGATGACCTTAACAAACAAGGCATCATGCGTGGATATGCTGTTCTTGATGACAAGCGTTTTGCTGCTTTCCTCAATGACCCAATGAATCGTGCATGGCGCACTAGAACAGGAGTGGTATGAGTTTAGCTACATACTCTGACTTGCAGACCTCGATTGCCAACTATTTGGCTCGTTCTGATTTGACAAGCCAGATTCCAGATTTCATTACATTTGCTGAGAATCGACTCCGCAGAGAATTGCGTATTCGTCAGATGCTCAAGTCTGTCACAACAGCAACTGTAAGTGGTGACAATACTGTTGAATTGCCTAGCGACTTTTTGCAGGTGCGTGATTTTGTTGTGATGACAAATCCAATTCAACCACTTAGCTACTCTAGCCCATCAGCATTGTCTAATGACCCAAGAGCATCAGAAGTTGGTGTTCCTATGTCTTACACAATCCTTGCTAATGAGTTCCAAGTGTCACCTGCACCTGATGGTGTTTACACAGTAAAACTCTTGTACTTTGCTGCGCCTCCTTACTTGTCTAGCAGTAATACATCTAATGTATTCTTGACAAAAGCACCAGATGCTTTGCTCTATGCTTCTTTGATTGAAGCAGAGCCTTACCTTATGAATGATGCTCGTATCAACACATGGGGAACTATGTACGACAGAGCAATCTCATCTCTCACCAAGTCTGACGAAGAAGGTCAATACTCTGGTGTTCCTCTGGCAATGAAATTAACTCCAAGGTGAAACTATGGCTGAAATGTCAAACTACCTAGAAAATGCGCTTATCAATGTCACATTGAGAGCAACTACTTACACAGCACCAACAACTGTGTATGTGGCTCTATATACATCTGACCCAACTGATGCAGATACAGGAACAGAAGTTTCTGGAACTAATTATGCTCGACAGTCTGTTACATTTGGTGCGCCTAGCAATGGTGTAACTACTAATTCTGCTGCTGTTGAGTTTCCTCAAGCTGGTAGCTCATGGGGAACTGTTAGTTACATTGGTTTGCGTGATGCGTCTACAGCAGGTAACTTGTTGTATCACACAGCATTAGATACAGCCAAGACAATTGCAACTGGTGATGTGTTCCGTATTGCTACAGGTTCTTTGTCTGTAACATTGGCATAAGATGGCTGATTTACTGCCTCCGTGGACGATTGATTCGCTAGACAATTTAAAGTCTAGTATTGATGACTTAACGCTCACACTCGATAGTTCACTTTACGAAACATCAGTAACCCGATGGGATGCCTACGGGTCTGTAACTGCTTCTGCAAGCGTTACGGCTAGTGGCACGTTGGTTCAGGATGCTAGTGGGGCAATAAGTTGTACAGCAACTGTTACGGCAGATGGTTCAATAATTCAATACGCAAGTGCAAGCATAACTGCTAATGCAACAGTTTCTGCAAGTGGACAAATCGTTATTTCTGGTAGTGCATCAGTAAATGCTGAAGCTACATTTACTGCAAATGGTGGATTGATTGCTGAAGGTTCTGCAAGCATTGAAGCAACTGCAACAGTAGATGCTTCTGGAACATTGATAAACGATGCAAGTGCCTCTATTGCTTGCTTTGCAACAGTAACTGCTAATGGCGTTATTCTTGGTGATAATTGGACTCCAGTAGAAGGAGACACAAATACATGGACTCCAGTATCTGCTAATGACAATACATGGACTACACAGTCTCAAGGAAGTAATACATGGCTACTACAAGGGTAACATTTGGCGAATGGATGCCTGACCAATCAGGTATTTCTGGCGCATTGACTGACGCCAAGAATGTTGTGTCTCAAGCTATTGGGTACGGCCCATTTCCTACACCAGTATCTTTATCAAGCGCAGCAGCAGAGAACTTAACTTCTTTGTATGCTGCAAAAGCACCAAACGCAAGCACATATTTATTTACTGCTGGACTGTCTAAGATTTATACAGTTGGTGGAACTGGTACTTTGACTCAAGTAAATACAGGATTAACGACAAGTTCAAGTGACAGAGTAAGGTTTACTCAGTTTGGCAAGACTGTAATTATTTGTAATAACGCTGAAAAACTAAAGTCATGGGTGCTTGGTAGTTCTAGCACTTTTGCTGAAGTAGATGCTTCTGCACCTATTGCTAAGTACATCACAGTAGTTCGTGACTTTGTAGTTGTGGCTAATACTTACGAAAGTGGCGCACAACAACAATATCGAGTTCGCTGGTCTGCCATCAATGATGAAACAGACTGGACAGAGGATGTAAACACACAATCTGATTATCAGGACATTCCTGATGGTGGTCAGATTATGGGAATCCGTGGTGGTGAGTTTGGTTTAGTTCTGCTTGAGCGTTCTATTCACCGAATGACCTATGTAGGTACGCCATTCATTTTCCAGTTTGATAACATCTCTCGTAACAAAGGATGTATGGTTGCTGGCTCTATTGCTCAGTATCAAGGTATTACATTCTTCTTGTCAGACGATGGTTTCTATATGTGCGATGGGCAAAATGTCGTGCCTATCGGTGCAGAAAAGGTTGATAGGTTCTTCCTGAGTGACGCTAGTGAATCAGACTACTCAACAATGTCAACTGCCATTGACCCTGTTCGTAAACTAGTGATTTGGAACTATAAATCTGTTGACGCTAATCGTAAACTAATGATTTATAACTTTCAAACTAAAAAGTGGACTTATGGCGATGCAGGAACAGACTATCTTGGCGAGGCATCATCTGGCGCTTTGACGCTTGAGGAACTAGATTCTATTTCTAATTCAATTGACGCTTTAACAACAAGCCTTGACTCATTGCTGTATATCGGTGGTAAGTATTTCTTAGGTGGAACTTACGGAACTAGGGTTTACTCTTATACAGGGGCTAGTTTGACAGGAAGCATTGCTACTGGCGACATTGATATTGGTGCTAATTCTGTGGTTACTTTAGGCAGACCTATTGTTGACAATGGTTCTGGTTCATTGTCGATTGCTTCACGAACATTGCTAAACCAGTCTGTAACCTATGGAACATCTACTGCTGCTGACTCAGAGAACAGGGTTTCTTTGCGTAGTGCAGGTAGGTATCACAGGCTGAAGTTAACTCCAACTGGTGCTGCTTGGAAGACTGCTGTAGCTGTGGATGTGGACATTACGCCACAGGGAGTTCGCTGATGTTTAGAAGCCTACCTGCTTTTGGTGGTGACCAACGAGCCGTGGCAGAGGTTGTTCGTGGCATCATGGATGGCAAAACCAACAACACAGGCACGATTACTCTAGCGACTGGTGGTGCTACATCTACCACTTTGGTGGACAGGAGGATAGGCCCAAATAGCGTAATCGTATTTGCCCCTGCCTCTGCTGCTGCTAATGTTGACTATATGCCTTATGGGGCGTTTGAGAGTTTGGTTGACCAAACAATTGCTACTGCGAATACTGCATACGCTATGACGCTAGACACCACAGATTACTCCAATGGGATAACTCTGAGCAACAGTTCTAGGATGAATGTCAAAAACACAGGTGTTTACAACTTCCAATGGTCTGGTCAGTTTGAAAATACGGACTCGCAAGACCATGACGTTAGGGTTTGGATAAAAATTAACGGAACGAATCTTACTGGCTCAACAGGATTTTTTGCCATTCCTAGTAAGCATGGCTCAATCAATGGTCATACTTTAGTTGGATGGAACTATTATTTAAGTTTAAATGCAAATGATTATGTTGAGTTATGGTGGGAATCTGATAGCACGACTGTGAGTCTTCAAGCCTATGTTTCTGGGACAAATTACCCATCTACAGCGTCATTGATTACCACGATGAACTACATCTCTCCATCAGCATTGACAAATATCTACACCAGTTCCAAAACCACCGCCACCACCAATCTGGCTCATAGCAGAAGCATCAGGAGTTCCCCAATTGGATAACCAACTGCCCAAGTTAGGTGAGCCTAGATTCTTGTAAACAGCAGCACCAGTAGCAGCAGTACCCAATACCTTCTGCAAGGTAGAAGTATCAGCAGCACCAGACGCAGTAGTCTGTCCTACTCGTCCTAATGGGTTGCCATATACCAATGACATATAGTTCTGCAAGTTCTGTTGTGGTTGGTTTTGCAAGAAGTTGAAACGCTGAATGTCAGCACCCAACTGTTGACCTTGATAGCCTTCACGCAACTGACCAGCTTGCAACAACTGCTGAATGTCTTGGTAATCAGTAGCAGCCAACTGAGGCGCAGCACCGATAGCTTGCTGTTGTCTTGCTCGTTCTTGCTCGTAGTTCTGATAAGCCAACTGACCTGCTGTGTTAGTCAATGCTTGTGCATATTGACCAGCGGCACGATTCTGTAGGTTACCCATAGCACCAGAG